TCGCCCTCTAATCCGTTACCTATTGTATAACCCACTTTACCATTTACAATAGCGTTATGAGTGCTACTATCATTATATAGGTCTATTAGCTCGTAAGGGTACATATTATCTGCACCAAACCAAACTATGTTCTTATTCTTTTTCTCTAAAAACTTAGGTACTTCTTGTGAAGCAAACTCCGTTACTATTGGAAACTTATTCATATATGTAAGTATTTTGTTCGTCTGTGTACGAATATACGACTTCTTGTGGTTGTTTCAATCTTAATATGCCTCTGTGTATTTCTACCCCCTCTGTTCCTCCCAATGTAGTGGCATTTATTATCTTATACGGATAATCTCCGTTATTAGGTAGCTCTATTGTAGCGTTAGGAAGGTCTTGCGTCCCCTCTATTAACGTAAACTTTACATACCTATTATTTACTTCTGCTGGAGCTGCTAAAGTAGCGTTTACTTCATACTCAGCACTTTGAATAGACATTGTGTAGTAAGTGTTCTCAACCTCGTTTGAGATGTTACAATAAACGTAATTTGTAGATTCTTTTTCTATTATGTCCATTTTTGGTATTTAAAAAAAGCCCACCCCTATTACGAAGTGGGCTATGATGTTTCTATTTAGAGTTAGATTCTCTTATAAAGGTAACGTTACAGTTACTATTGGCATAGGCTCTGGCTCTTGTGCTTGGAAAGAAAGGCTATAACCATTTCTATCTCCTAAAGCAGTTCCAGTTCCGTTGTCGCCAGAAACTAATCTCACTCCGTTAGTTTCTCCCATTAGCCAGTAAGTACCATTATTATCTTTAATAATTATACTCATCTTAGCTCGTGCTATCATTTTAACCTCATTACGCTTCGCTTTCTCCATTTTATTGAGAATATACGTTGCAGTCTGGTCAAAGAAGCTACTTCCATTTGCATCATTTACAGTTGGGTTATCATTCATTACAGATGCAGCTCCTTGAGCGTTAGTACATTCAAACTTATGATAAGTCAGTCCAGTACCACTCAAAGCAGTTACTTCTCCACTTCCATCGTTAGTAGCAGCAAAGTCTGTCGGCATATTTGCTATCCAGAATTCTGCTACACCTCCAATCGAATCATTACACCCTACCTCAAAGCCATTTAAAATATTACAAGACATATCTTTTTTCTATTTTAAAGGGTTATACTAATGTAAATTCTACTATCTCGTCTGGGTATGCTACTTGTAAACCTCTCTTAAATTTAACTCGGTAGTAAACCTTGTCATCTTTCTTGTCATACCAGAAATCAAACTCTTCCTCGTCATTTTGTAAATCAAAACCTAAGAAGAAGTTTTCTTTGACTCCTAAGAACATTCTATTTGTTCCGTCTAATCCAGCTACACCTACTAAAGATACATTTTTACCAGCGATTGAAGTCTCGTAATTAGCCCAATCAGTTGCATCAATATTGTATAGGTTTTTAGCGTTCAAAGTATCTACATACTTATCGAAAGTATCTTGACCTACGAACAACACTTGGTTAGAAGCTGACTTAACTTTTGCTGGTCGAGCATTACAGATATCAGTAATCAATCCGTCTACGTTACCAGATGCACCAGCAGTAATTGCAGTAGCACTTGAAGTATTACCATCTACGGCAGTACCAGCAGCGTCAATAATCTTGTTAAGACCATCGTATCTATTGACATAAACATTTGCAGATGCAGTATCTCCTTGCCAGTCAGCAACCTCGTTATGCTCCATAATTGTTTTAATTACAGACTCAGCAACCTCAGCTTCGAAAGCCATCTCTTCAGTCTCTCCGTTTCCAGCTCTCAATAAAATTTGAGTGTACTTAGGGATAAGGTCTTTCATACAAAACCCAGAGAAGTAAGTAATTTGACCTACTGTAAGGTTTCTGTCGCTAAAAGTTACATCACCAGAAGCACTAACTGCACAAGATGAACCATCTTGAGGGAAAGCACTAACTGCTAATAGATGCAAGGCATCAGTTTTCTTTACTCCAGATTGCAGCGTGAAGTAGTCGCTGGACGTTTTCTCAAAGTATAGTCTTGAGATTAGGTCTGTCGATTGTTCGTTAACGTAATTCGTTAAACTTGATACATCAAAACTCATAATATATTATTCTATTTATTTATTTGCTCTTATAATAGCACCCATTTGAGCAGCTCTCTCAGCTCTGGTAAGTGCTTTAAATTCTTGTGGCTTAGAAGACGTTGATGGCTCAGCCTTAACAATCTCTTCTAAATTCTCTCCTACTTTGTTGAGTGTAGCAGAAAACTCATTTTTTAACTCTTCTTTAGCATTCTTAACCTCAGCTAATTCAGCTTTAAGGCTTTCATTCTCAGACTTAACAAGGTCTAAAGAAGCAGTAAAAGCCTCAGCATATTTTGCCATAGCTTTTTCAATAAGGTCGTTAAGCATTTCTGAGTTAAACTCATTGTCATACATTTCTCCCTCTTCCTCTTCTTTTTCTTGCCCAGCAGCAGCCTCAATATTAACTACTAATCCTCCAGCAGTTTCAATTAAAGTACCATCTGATAATTCGTGAATACCATCTGGAGCAGCAACTTCGCCCTCTGGCATAACCACTACTAAAGCAGTTCCGTCAGCTAATTCGCCTTCCCATTTTACAATAGTTCCGTCAACCAAAGTAGCTTCTGCGAAGTTATCCTCCGTAGTCTCTTCTACCTCAGCATCTGAAAATACAGATTTTAAAGTGCTTATAACACTCTCTAAGTTTAATTTATTCATCTTTTTAAATTTATACGGCTCTAAGTCAAATACACCCTCAACGCTAAACCCTTTTAAAATACCTTCCTCTTTAACCTTTGCCCA